AGGTGCTTCTGGGGCATCCAACATTGAAGGTGGTTGCCATGTTTTTCTGCGAGCTTTTTTTGCCCGTGTATCAGCAGATCTAGGAGTTCGATCTGTCATTCTTTATCTCCTCTATACATATTTTGCGTACTCTTCTAACGGCACCCCGATCCTCTTGGCAATTGCTTGCTGTGAAGGAGAGAGTGAAACTTTGCGTGCTCCGCGATTAGGAGACCCAACCCCACGGCTAGGCCCAGCAACAGCGGATTGTTGCACGGGTTTTGCTTGATCAAATTTTTGCGGGAAATATTCCTGCATCCTTTTATCAACCTCTTTATAATAGCTGGGAGATTGAGGGTTCCAAACTAACTGGCCTCTTTGGTTATTCTCGGAGATCATCTCTTCGTGAATATCCATAGCAGCCTGAGTCATTACCCGATCTTGCCCAAACCATGTATTTCGTTCTGCCCATTCTTCCGTAATAGGATCTATCGGAGGAGGTGGGGGCTGCGGAGCTTGCTGTTGTGGTGCAACAGGAGGCCTTTCAGCTCTTACCTTTTGTTGTCTTTGCAAACGCTGAACATTCTGCGCTTCTAATGAAGTTTTAGCAACTGCTTCTGTAGCCAGTGCAATTGCCTCAGCATCACCTAGTTCTTGTGCTTCTTTAAGAGCTTTTCTAGCTCTCTCAGAATCAGACTTAACGCGAGCGTCGTATTCATTAACTAATGTTGAATCTGAAGAAGTTAGTTTGGTCTGTAGTGTTTGATTTTCAGCTTGAACATTTTGCGCAAATTTAATTGCTTCTTGTTCCCGCCTTTCAGCTTCTCGCATTCGATAAGTTAACTTATCAATCCGTTTTTTAACACCAGTGCTGTACTCATCTACTTCTTCAGTATGTTGAGTCTCTTCGATCGTTTGATCGCTAGTATCCACATCAGGAGTGCCTTCTTGAATAACATCCGCTTCATGAATATCTACTTCCTCTCCAGGAAGTTCTAGCTCTATTTCTTGTTCAGCCATCGCTATAGCTCCGTATTATTGCAGAATGTCTTCTGGGTCGTTAATTACAGCAAGAACTTCATCATCGTTCAAAAGCCGCATACTGCCGCCTTCGATATTGAACCTAGCTCCTGCATAGCGTCCAAAAATAATAAAGTCTCCTTCTTTGCACCAAGGCCCATCTGGAAACTTTTCTTTGTCTGCATATGCGCTTGGCCCAACAGAAACGACTAAGCCTACAATCGCAGCTATTCGTTCCTTTTCGAGAGTTTGCTTTGCAAGCATAATCCCACCTTTAGTGGTGGCTTTAGGCTCGTGAGGCAGGATTAAAATCCTGTATCCCGTAGGAATGGGAAGTTTGTCTGCGTGCGCTTCTACGTTTTCAGGTGTGATCTGAGAATTTTCTTTCTCAGTGTCAGACCCGAAGTTTAGAACACGATCTGGTACTGTTTCAGTCATCTATATCTTCCATGTTAGAGTGCAGGGTCACTATTTCTTGTTCAGCAAAATTTAACCCTGATATTTCGCCTACTATTCTCACATAGTGAGAATAATCTTGTGCACTGCCCGAAGCCAGTGTTTGCGAAAGAGTTTGTTGCCTCTCTCGCACTTTGCGGAGCAAATGCTCCGAAAACTTAATATAATCCACTAAGTTATGTATCTGTAAAAGTTTAAGCCTTTCGTTGCAGCACCACCGCCTTTTACTTTAGTTTCTTTACCGTCTATTACTTTTCCAGCGGTTACTTCTTTAGCCTGTGCAAAGCCTTCAGCAGATGCACTCATAGGTTCTACCTTCACACCTTTCGGTTGAGAACTAGGCTTAGGGTAGTCTCTGTTGTATCTCCTCATTTAGCTCTGCCTCCTCGTTTCATCTTCTTAGCTGCGCCCCCAGTTTTCATTTTGCGAGCACCACCTTTCTTCATCATCTTAGGCATTTTCTTTCTACCCTTCATTCTTGTCTCCTTCTGAATACAAATTATTAAAAGTTACTTTTGGATCCATGTAGCTGTCATGAATTTCTGCGCTGTGTAAGTGCTGACTAGGATAAAAATCAGGTGCGCCTGATCCTGTTTCCCATAATGCTGGGTTAGTCGCTCTTACACGGTTATTAGGCAGTGCTACAATATTACCTGTCCATTTTCCTGCGTCTGTCAACTCTAACACGTGACTTTGTTTATGTTGTGCCGGATCATCAGCGATATCATTACCAGTGTAGTCAACCGTAAAGAGATAACGTCCCGTATAAAACTCATCATCTATTTTACAAAGCCAAGGACTAGAAGAAACACGATCCATTTTTATAACTGCGTGATCGTAAGAACTGCAGTCCCATGGTTGCGCTAAATGTGTTGGCATTGGTTCTGGCATCTCTTCTAAAACAGAATCTGCAACGAGTGCGGTAATCGGCATCCTAGCCCACATCGCACCACCGTGTATATTTTCTGCATCTTCCTCCGCATCAAGCTCAAACCCTGTAAAGACTACTTGAAAAGATAAACACCTATCTGGAATAGTGTTTACTGCAAAAACAACTGCGTGTAAATACTCTCCGTGGTAATCCAAATGATTGTGTGTAAATTCCTTTCGTATCCATGTGTTAAAGTGAGGTATGTTGCTTAATAAATAAGCCACCTATTCCTGTTCTCTGGATTCACGAACAACTTTCGCAATCTCAGTTAAGTTAGAATCTACGTCTCTCTCATTTTGCATTTCAGCTTCTTGTAAATTAGCAGCAACTTTAATATCTGTTTGTCTTTCTTGAGAACTAAGTTTTTCTAGTTCAAGGTCTGCCTTAATCTGAGAATCTCTGTCTCTCTGAGAAATTTTCTCATATTCTAGATTCATCTGCTCTTCAAACATCTCACGTTGAGGATCTTGTTGTTGAGCTGCCATTGCTTGAGCAAGTGCTTGTTCTTGACCTGTTATTTGCTGGGTAGCTTGTGCCGCAGCTATTGCAATCTGGCTTTCTGTCTCTGGAGGTAGTTGTGGCATTTGGCCGTCTGGTCCAGGTTGTGGTAATTGAATACCTTGTTGTGCTAAGATCTGTTCCATCTGCACTCGGTACTTCAATGCGATATGTTCTTGGATGTGCGCCTGTAGTGCTGACATCGCTTGCGGATTCTGTTGTATCTGCGGGCTTTGCATAAACGCCATATGCGCCTGAATATGCGCATCGTGGTTTTGCTGGATAAACGCCTTTAACGGTACGTTCATTAATGAATCCATATTCTCTTGAACAGGATCTTTAGGCATCGGTTGAAACTCAGGAAGCAACAACTCGTCTATGTCTTGTATATTTAAAGCCAGATACATTTTACGAAAGGCTTCTCTCATGTTGTGCAGCTGAGGAGCACTCTGAGCCATTTGTAACTGTGTCTGTGCTAGAATAATTCTTTGAGTGGTGCTAAAGATGTTAGGGTCTGAAACAGGAATAACATCTACTTCATCACTAAAGTCTTGTCGAAAGACAGTTTGCTCACCGCCCTGAACTTGGTACGGATACTCTTGTGGAAGCACCTCACCGAAAATTCTTTTGAGTATTTTAAACTCATTACGTTGCGCATAATGCAAACGCTTATGAATCGCAGAAATAACTTTCTGACCTTTTTCTAATAAGGCAACAGTTGTACCAACAGGGGCGTTCTGGTTACCATCTCCAGTTCCTTGGTCCATCACCGCCGCAAATTTCTGACCAGACTCAACTAATAACCCTAATAACTGTGCTAAAGTACCGCTTGGTTCTTTATACGGGAGCGGTAAGAAAGAATCACGAATAACGCCTCCAGGACTGTCAACATCCCGCCACTCTCCTGGTTGTATCGGGTCATCTGCTCTCTGAATATTTAATCCACGAGATTTAAAACCAGCTGGTAAATTAGCGAGTGTTCCTGCGTCAATCAATTGCCTTAGAATTGCAGTAGCTGACTTAGTTACACCGCCAATCATGTGAATTAAGCCAAACCCGTAAAAACCCAACCCTGGAAGAAATTTGTAGTGCGTGAAATACTCAACTTTTTTACGCATTGGGTCTGTTGGGTCGTAATTCTGTCGAATCGACAAAACATCATTAGTATCTAAGCACACTGTAACGATATAAGGCATTGCCAACCCAGTTGGCTCACCATCTTGATCTTTATCTTCAAAACCCTCTAGGTCAAACTCTCCATGTACCTCTAATAAGGTGTACTCATCGTCTCCACCGGAACGGTCTAAACCTTCAAGCTCATCTATCTTGTCTTTTAGGTCACTTTGCCCGATAAACGAAGGAGAACCCATATCAATGTCACGATAAAATCCAGACAGCTGTAATTTTCTTACGTCATTTTCTGTCATCTTAATGACATGAGTAATTCTAGGGGCTGTTGCTAAATCATTAGTCGTATACGGTACAACTAAATCTTCGGCTTTAACAA